TGTTACTCGAATCATCCCATTTACAATATCAGTGAGGGTGTCCAACGAATGGAACCCTATGTTATTGGTCTATTTGGATCACCAGGTTCAGGAAAAACAACTCTAACACAAAGCCTAATTAGGCAGTTAGGAAAATTGTTTTTTCCGGATTTGAAGTCTAATGATCTAGCATATGCAAGATCTTGTAATACTGATCATTGGGATGGTTATACAAACCAACCAATCGTAGTACTTGATGATTTTGGTCAGGACCATAAAAGCCGGGCTGATATTGTTGAGTTTGAGAATTTAGTTTCAGTGAATCAGTATATCCTTCCTATGGCAGACTTAGCCGATAAAGGAAAACTGTTTACTTCTCCCATAATCATTCTAACTTCAAACTGCCAATTTGGTTCCAATTTAGTCTCAAATAATGCGACTTTTATTGAAGAACCTTGGGCAGTATGGAGAAGAATTTCATTACCTTTACTTATACAGCCAGGAAAAATACTTCAGTACGAATACGAAGTACCGGCTGCACAGCAGGTAATGTGGGATAAGAAATACTTCACTTGGCAAACCCATTACACGATGTCAGTACCTTATTGTAAGGCTAACCGACCTTCGAGTAGTGTGGATTTAAGGGTAAAAACCCTGGAAGGCGTGAATAACCCATATGATTTGGGTCAATTAATTGCACGAGACTTTGATAAGAAGTTCAGGTTTCACAACCAGAACATAAATTCAAAGTGGACTCAAACAATTCAATCACGTCGTATCATTACTAATAAATCGGACCGTCCTCTGGAATGGGATGTATATACATCTAATGTTAACATCCCCAATTCCGATAAGGATTGGACTCTAGAAATGGAGTTTGATTCTGAGCCACCCAGTGGACGTCCAACTGTGAAAGCCATTGCTTTATCTGAACCACTTAAGGTACGGATGATTACAGCGGCAGAAGCATCTACAAAAGTCCTACAACCCTTTCAACAAGCGTTGTGGAGCTATCTTGCAGAACAGCCACAGTTTTGTTTGACTAATGGAGTAAAAGCTCCTTGGTCCGAACATGATAGTTTTTTAGATGATACAATTCCATGGATTTACAGAATTGAACACATGATTCAAGAAATACAGCAAC